CTATTCTTAAAAAAGATGGCAATGGTGAAGTAATTGTAAAAACTGTTATACCATATGAAGTACCTTATTTAAAAGCTGAAGTAATATCAATGATTAATTATTTACAAGACAATAGAAAATGAGTGACGAATATGAACACCAGTCGTACTGGACAACCTTAAACAAGAGACTTAATAAAGAACAAGAAGCTGTTTGCTCTGAACCTATATGCTTTCATGAAGATGAAAAAGGTAACTGCTTGATGAGTGTTAAATTTGTAATGATGGATCTAGGTAAAGTTAATCCACCTTTTTGTGAAACTATAAAAAATAAAAAATGATAAGACTATTTGATTTACAAAATGGCAAGGTCATTCCTACAGAGCACTGTTATACTATAGGATATCTTAAAGACATCATGGATGAATATCCTGAAGATTATTTATCAGTATATGCATTTCTTTTTTACATGACTTGTCCAAATGAGGACCTTAATCCTTACTTCAATATGAATGAAGGAGAGAAAGAAGAAATCATCATGAGGGATGTTCGCGGTAACTTTACTACAGAAGATCCTTTAGTTATTACAGCTTTAAGTAATATGCTAGTAATGTTTACTACACCTACATCAAGAGCTTATACAGGTATAAAAATTGCATTAGATAATATGGGTGAAGTAATGGCTACAACTAAACCTACTTTTGGTAGAGATGGTTCAGCTACAGCCTTATTAAGAATTGCTGAAAAGTTTGACTCCGTACGACAATCTTACAAAGGAGTATACAAAGATTTACAAGATGAACAATCAACTAGAACAAGAGGTGGAGGCTCTTTAGCTTATGACATGTAATACAGAATTACAAGATTGGTTATTTCACTATAACCCTTACAAAAAAGAATGGTGTGCTTTTAAAAGAGACCAGCTTAATGATTATTTTAATGGTACTTTAAAACATGCTATTATTTCAAAAAATCACCGTATCTTAGTGTCAGCTATTACAAAAGCTAATGGTGATGAACAAAAAATAAAACTTTTAGTAAGACTTGCTCAATTAAATGGATAGTTTCTTTTTTACAGATATACCCACATGGGAAAATGGTGTTTGGACTACTACAAGTTTTAGTACTCAGGAAGACTTTGCTCTTTTCATTAAAACATTATTTTTAGAACCAGGTAAGTATGAGTTTGATGAAACTTCTTTTGTTTTTGCTAAAGAAGCTAAGAAATATCAGAAAGATGGATTCTATTGTGAGGCTGCTGTAAAAAGTAGAGATTACATTGAATATTGGGATGCCCAAAAAACTAGATGTAGAAAAGGAGCCTTTTACAAGAATAAAGGGAAGACGTGGTTCCTCACTAGGGAATATTACATGTGGTTGAACTTCCTACCGATTAATGACAAGGAGAAAAAGAAGTTTGATTTCCCTTCTGTAAGGGATGCTCAATATCACATGGCCTTGTATGAATTCTTGGCTGAGTTAAACTATATGCATTGTGCTATCTTGAAGAAACGTCAGATAGCCTCTTCATATTATCATGCCGCTAAACTGATCAATCTTATATGGTTTGAACAAACTCCTATTCTAAAGATTGGAGCTTCATTAAAAGGTTATGTTCTTGATACTTGGAAATTCTTAGCTGAATACAAAAACTTCTTGGATTTAAATACAGCCTGGTACCGTGATATGAATCCAGGAAAACCTTTGGATTGGATGCAGCAAATTGAAACAACCATTCAAGGAAGTAACAGAAAGACTATGGCTGGTTTAAAAGGAGTTCTAAAAGGAACATCTTTTGAGAAAGACCCAACAGCCGGTGTCGGTGGGCCTTGTACTTTCTTTTTCCATGAAGAGGGTGGGATTGCCCCGCATGCTGATAAAACTTTAGGTTATATGAAGCCTGCCTTAAAATCAGGTTTAATTACTACGGGTGTGTTTGCCATTGCTGGTTCTGTAGGTGATTTAAGTCAGTGTGATCCGTTAAGAAAAATGATCATTCACCCAGAGGCTAATGACATTTATCCGGTGGAGTCTAACCTACTTGATAGTAAGGGAACATTTGGTAAATCAGGATTGTTTATTCCTGAGCAATGGTCTATGCCGCCATGTGTTGATGAGTTTGGTAACTCTAAAGTTGAGGAAGCTTTAAAGATGCTAGATGCTTATTTCATTCAAAAGAAAAAAGATTTAAGCCCTGAAGACTACCAATTAGAATTATCTCAGCACCCGCGTAACATTGAGGAGGCTTTTGCTACAAGAACTGTATCCTTATTTCCAAGTCACTTAGTGGCTGCTCAGAAGAGAAGAATTGAGGAGAAAGAATATATCACTGAATTTATTGACTTAAGTAAAAATGCTGATGGCAGCTTTAATGTAGACAAGAGTAATAAGATTCCTGTAATGGAATTCCCTGTAACCAAAGCAACTGAAGATAAAACAGGAGTTATTGTTATGCATGAGAAACCAATACCTGGTGCCGCCTGGGGAACTTACTATGCTTCTATTGACCCTGTTTCCCAAGGTAAAACTACTACTTCAGAATCTTTATGTTCTATTTACATTTATAAGATTCCTGTAGAAGTTACCAAGGATAATGGAATAGAAGTTACAACACATATTGAACAAGATAAGATTGTAGCTCACTGGTGTGGTCGTTTTGATGATATTAACAAAACACATGAAAGATTAGAGCACATGATTGAGTGGTATAATGCATGGACCTTAGTAGAGAGTAACGTGCCCGGCTTTATTACTCACATGATCAAGAAGAGAAAACAAAAGTATTTGGTTCCTAAAGAACAAATTACTTTTAGAAAAGACATTGAGTATGTTCAATCTAACTTCCAAGAATACGGATGGAGAAACACGGGTACTTTATTCAGAGCTCATATTCTTCCTTACTTAATCGATTATTGTAAAGAGGAGCTGGATACTCAAACTGATGATACAGGTAAGATTTACAAAACCATTTATGGAATTGAACGTATACCTGATATCATGGCTATGAAAGAGATGCAGGAGTACAGAGATGGACTCAATGTGGATAGGTTAATTGCTTTAGGAGCACTGATTGCTTTTGCTAAAGTTCAAGAAGCTAACCGTGGTATTAAGAAGAGATTTGAGAAAACAGAGAGAAAAAGCTTGGAAAAGTCAGAAAATTTGTATAAATTGAATAACAGTCCGTTTAGACATATGGGGAACACAGGAGGAAATTTTGGTCAAAAACCACCAAGAAATCCATTTAAAAATTTAAGATAAAAGATATGCAAGTATTAAATGCAATGCAATTAAAGAGTGGTAAAAAAGCCGATTATAATAGAATGGGCTCTATTACTCAGCCACTTCAATTTTTACCTAAAAGTGAGAAAGATCCTGAATGGAGTGCCTGGAATATGGACTGGTTAGAGTGGAATGGTCTTAAGCAATTAAGAAAAAATTCTAGAAGGTTAATGAAAAATTACAAATTAGCTAAAGGAACCATTGACAGAAATGACTATGTAAATGAGCCAGATAATGAGATGAGGGATATTGTGGATACATTAGCTCAAGAAGACTTTAGTGCTTTAGAGTTAAAGTTCTATCCAATAGTACCTAATGTTATTAATGTAATGGTATCCGAGTTTGCTAAACGTAATACTAAAATTACCTTTAATGCTGTTGATGATTATTCTTATAATGATCAATTAGAACAAAAAAGAATGCAAGTTCAGGATGTTTTATTCCAACAAGCTTCTCAAGATATTCTTGCTAAGATGTTGGATGCAGGTTTAGACCCGAATGATCCTGAAGTTCAACAACAATTACAACAACAAACTGCACCAGAGAACTTAAAAACTTTACCAGAAATTCAAGGATTTTTTGATAAAAGTTATAGAGGGATGTGTGAACAATGGGCTATTCATCAGCATAAAATTGATGAGGAAAGATTCAAGATGGATGAACTTGAAGAAAGAGCCTTCAAAGATATGCTTATTACAGACCGCGAGTTTTGGCATATGAAAATGAATGAGGATGACTATGATGTTGAATTATGGAATCCTGTAACTACTTTCTACCATAAATCCCCTGAAGTACGTTATGTATCTCAAGGTAACTGGGTAGGAAAAGTAGAGATGTTAACTATTTCCGATGTTATTGATAAATATGGTTACTTGATGACTCAAGAACAATTAGAATCTATTGAGGCTATTTATCCGGTAAGATCTGCAGGTTATCCGCTGCAAGGTTACCAAAATGATGGTTCTTATTATGATGCTACTAAATCTCATGATTGGAATACCAACATGCCTTCTTTAGCTTATAGACAATATATGTCCATGTATGTTAATGGTGGTGGAGTAATCGGTGATGGTGGTGGAGATATCATGCAATGGATTATGGGAGAGAATGAAGATTATGCTCCTATGGGTGCCGCTTTCTTATTGAGAGCTACCACAGCTTACTGGAAGTCTCAACGTAAGGTTGGGCATTTAGTTAAGATTACTGAAGAGGGTCAAACTATTACAGATATTGTAACTGAAGATTATAAGATTACAGACAAACCTTTGTATGATACAACTTTGCTTAAAAATAAAGGTAAGGATAATTTATTATTCGGAGAACATATTGATTGGATTTGGATTAATCAAGTTTGGGGTGGTGTTAAAATAGGACCTAATCAACCTTCTTTTTGGGGTATGAATAACCCAGGTGGTATTAACCCGATGTATTTAGGTATTGACCAAAATAGAATTGGGCCATTGAAATACCAATTAAAAGGTGATAAGACTCTCTACGGTTGTAAACTTCCTGTAGAAGGAGCTATCTTTAATGATAGAAATACCCGATCAACTTCTATGGTTGATTTAATGAAGCCTTTCCAAATTGGATATAATCTTGTCAACAACCAAATTGCTGATATCCTAGTAGACGAGTTAGGCACCGTGATCATGCTTGATCAGAATGCCTTACCTCAACACTCATTAGGAGAAGACTGGGGTAAGAATAACTTGGCCAAGGCTTATGTGGCAATGAAGAATTTCCAAATGCTTCCTTTAGATACTTCTATTGGTAACACGGAAAATCCTATTGCAAATCAAGCTTTCCAAGTAATGAACCTGGAGCAAACTCAAAGAATGCTTTCTAGGATTCAAATGGCTAACTATTTCAAGCAACAATGCTTTGAAGTAATTGGTATTACTCCTCAGAGATTAGGTCAACAAATTGGTCAAACAGATACAGCTACAGGAGTAGAACAAGCAATTGCAGGCTCTTATGCTCAAACTGAAACTTACTTTATTCAACACTGTGATCATTTGATGCCTCGTGTACATCAGATGAGAACTGATGTGGCTCAATATTACCAATCCAAAAAACCATCCGTTAGACTGCAGTATATGACTTCAGCTGATGAAAAGGTTAACTTTGAGATGAATGGTACAGATTTGTTATTAAGAGATATCAATGTGTTTGCTACAACTAAAGCCAACCAAAGAAATATCCTTGAACAAATGAAAAAATTAGCTGCTACTAATAATACAGCCGGTGCTTCCATTTATGATTTAGGTAACTTAATGCAGGCTGAATCTTTAGGTGAGCTTACTACTACTATGAAAGCCATAGAGAAGAAAGCCGATGCCAAAGAACAAGCTGAAAGAGAGTCTGCTGAAAACATGAAACAGCAAGAAATTGAAGCTGCTATTAAAGAGAAACAAATGCAGCTTGATCATGATATGTCTGAGGCTGAGAAAAACCGTAGAAAAGATATCCTTATTGCTGAAATTAAATCTGCAGGTTATGGAGCTATGCAAGATATTAATCAAAATAAACAATCAGATTATCTTGATGCATTAGGAGAAATCCAAAAGTCAGAACAGTTCCAAGAAAGTATGAACCTTCAAACTAATAAAGAAGCTTCTCAAACAGCTAACAACCGCGAGAGAGCCCAAATAGAAAGGGAGAAAATGACTACTTCCATGAGAATGAAAGAGATGGATTTACAGATTGCCCGAGAAAATAAAAATAAATTTGATGCTAAATCTAAATCAGACAAAAAGAAGAAATAACCTTTAGCCATATACTGCAAAATATTTTTATGAAACTCTTAAAAAATTCCAAGTTTTAAAGTTTATATCTGTAAATTTGTGTATATTAATATAGTCAATTAAACCAACAAATATGACAAACGAAACAACAAATGTAAATGAGGCTGATATCAATATTGATGATTTGCTAGGTACTCCTGGAGCTGATAATATTGTAACTCCCTCAAACACAGAAACAGAAAAAAAACCTAATCTTTTCAGTAGAGAAGCTAAAGTAGATTTAACGTTCATTGACAAACCTGATGATAAACAAGATGCTTCCTCACAGCCGGCAGCTTCAACTGAAGGAGCTGACAATCAGGCTGGAACAGATAAAAAAACAGAGACTGTTACAAAAGACGAATTTGAAAACATCCTCAATTCAACAGAAGCTACTACAGAAACTGAAGAAGCTACTAAAAAATCTGGTAGAGCTGGTGGCTTAGTTGAATTAACTACCAAGTTAATTGAAAAAGGCTTATTAGTACCTTTCGAAGGAGAAGAAGATGTTTCTAAATACACTCTTAAAGATTTTGAAGATCTTTTTGAGATGAACAATAAACAGAAGGATGATAAAGCCAAAGAAGAAGTTTCAAATTCTTTCTTTAAAGGTTTACCTGAAGAACTACAAGTAGCTGCTCATTATGTAGCTAATGGTGGAACAGACCTTAAAAACCTTTTTCGTTCTTTAGCAGCTTCTGAAGAAATCAAAGCTTTAGATGTTACCGATGAAGATTCTCAAGAGCAAATTGTAAGAAGTTACATGCATGCTAAAAAAATAGGTACAGCTGAAGAAATTGAAGCTGAAATTGAAGATCTTCGCGATAGAGGAAAATTAGAAGCAAAAGCTTTACAATACAAGCCTAAATTAGATTTGATGCAAGAAGAAATTATTGCAAGACAAGTTCAAAATCAAGAGAAGATTCGAAAACAACAAATGGAACAAGCCCGTACTTACACGGACAATATCTACAAAGCTCTTGAACCTGGTGAATTAAATGGTTTAAAGCTTGATAAAAAAATCCAAAGTGAATTATACGGAGGATTAACCCAGGCAAATTATCCATCTATGTCTGGTCGTCCTACAAATCTTTTAGGACACTTATTAGAAAAATATCAGTATCAAGAACCTAATCATGCTTTGATTAGTGAAGCTTTATGGTTATTAAAAGACCCTGAAGGTTACCGATTAAAAGTTAGAGAATCTGCTAAAAAAGATTCAGATGCAGAAACTGCTAGAAAGTTAAAAACAGAACAAGCTAATAAAACGGCTTCTTCTACAGCAACCGATGAATCTGATAATAAAGGCAAGAAGTCATCAGGAGTACAAAGACCATCAGGAAATAATTTTTTCAAAAGATCATTTTAAAAAACAAATAAATATAAATATAAACTAAAAACCCAAAACAAACACAATGTCAACTCCAGTTTTTAACAACGGTATTTTCTTGCGTGACACAAACTACAATGCTAGTTCTCATGTAGATTCTTACCACTTAGTAAACATGCTTAAGGATGCAGAACCAATGGACATGGGACCAGTAGATATCTGGGCTATGTCTCAAAAAGTTGAAATGCCTTTATACCAATTATCATCTTTTGGTGGTAAGAATATTATCATGGTTGATAATGCTCGCGGTGAATACAAATGGCAAACTCCAGTATCTCAGGATTTACCATACATCATTGAAGATATTGAACCAAGCAACCTTAACAAAGGTGTTGATGGTACAACCTTCAAGATTAAAATCAACAAACGTGAATTTGGTCATGGTGATATCATCACTTATGATAAATACAATGGAGTTGAGATGTACATTACAGCTGATGATATCTTACCTATGGGAGATGGCTTCATCTACACTGTACAATTAGTGAACAATGATAACTACAAATATTTAGAGAATAAGTATTTAGTTCCTCAAACTAA